CTTGCCAGCCAACTTCAACGTGCTGTTGTACACAGGCAGATCGATGTTTTCAAATGTGAGGTTTGGACGTGCGAACGAAACCACTTGTTTGGTCAGTTCGGTGGTGGGTTTTGAGATGCCAAAGTTTTCAAACATTACCCTAAAGCGATAACGCAGTTTGGGCATCAACAGACCCTGGGTAGGCGACGATTGGTCGCTGGCCAAGGGTACTGTCATTCTTTGTAGTGATGAGACTGCCATTTTCTATCTCCTATGTACTTTATTTATCCTGGGCAGTGACTCCAAAATCACTGCCCGGATGCCCTTACTGCTGTCCCGAAATCTCGCCGGTGTTCTTGATACGCAGCGGTATGTAGATGAACTCCACTGCTTTCACAGGCTCGATCGCGATGTCTACCCACAGTTCGTTGCGATCGATTCTGGCCGGAGTGTTGTTGGACAGGTCGCACACCACCAGGTAGTCATAGATAGCACGCTTGGCGATGAGATCGATCATGAGACTGTTGCACACACTGGCGATTTCGTCACGAGTGATCTGATCGTTGGGTTCAAACAAGAACAGCTTGCCGATTTCTTCCAGTCGACCGCGTAGGAATGCCACCAGGCGCGCCACGTTGATACGATCCAGGGCCGTGGTCACGGTGGTCGAGGTCTTGTTACCAAAGTTGGTGATGCCCACACCCGGGATGAACGTGATTGGGTTGACATTGCGTTCGTACAGGATGTCTCTGAGGCTTTCTCTCACGGCCAGGGTTTCAAACTCACCGGTCTCGGCATTGATGTAACCAATGGCGCGAGCATTGTCCACCACGCCGCGACGTGTGCCCGCCGGAGCCAACCAAGGGTAGCTGACCGCATCGCTGCGCAATATGGTGCGCACCATCATGTGGCTGGGAGGAGCTACCACAACATTGCCCGACAGGTCTGTGGTCTGGCAGCTGGGATAGAACGTGGCTGCATAGTTGCTGGTAGCCGACTGACCATCCTCGTTGGGCTGACCTAGACCATTGTTGTTGGTGGCCCAGGCCACCAACTCGTTGCCCGACGGTCCCAGGCGCATGGGGGTGTCACCCACTACAAACAAGGTGTTGTTGCGTTCGTTGCTCAGTGCGATCATGTCTGGAATCAGCTCGGGGTAAGCAGGTGTAGCGATGATGTTGAACTGATTCTGTTCTTCTCTTGCTGCTTCGCTCGTGGTAATGCCGGCTCGCAGTGCTTCCAGGATGATCTGCCGTTGTGCCAGACGACCGGCCCACATAGCGCCGTTGCTCTTGTTGCCACTGGCAGTGAGCCAGGTGCTGGTCTGCTGCGGCAGGGTGTCTTCAGGGAAGCGTTGGGCATTGAAGTAGTTGTTCTGGAAACTCTTGACATTGTAGCCCGAACGACGAGTGTTGAACAGCAGCATGCCCTGTGGATACAGTGCAGAGTCCGGAGCATCCAGGTCCAGATAGTTGCTGATCAGCAGGCTTTCAATGGTAGGCAAGGGATCAGTGATAGGGTTGGTGGTACCATTGGGTGCCCACCGCGCATCCGCAAACAGTATGCCGTTTTCGGTGGTCTGATCGGTGTTGTCGATCAACACCCACTGATCCACTCCGCCGATTTGCTCCCAACGAAGTATGCGAGGATAGTTTTCGAGGTCGCTGGTATCGATCCAGAGATCTCCGTACTGCAACGGACTTTCTGCGGCGTCATTCTGCGTGGTTGGTTCCGAGGCCGACACAATGGGGCCCGAGGCATTGGTCAGGGTCAGATCAAAACCTCGCACGTCGTTGCTAACGTTCTGATATCCTTGCCAGGTGCCGTTGTCCTGAATCAGGATGTCCACATCACTGACCGAACTGTAGTACCACAAACGACCCGTGGCTGGATCTTGTTGCGGAGCCACTGCACTGGGCGTGTAGACAAAGGTTGGGGCAGTGACCCAGTTGCTCAAGACCAAGTTGACGTTATCCAGGGCCTGACGGCAAAATGGTGTGGTTGTTGTAAATCCTGCAGTGGTGATTGGCGTGCCTACTGTGTTTATCAGCCGGATCACACCGCCCTGGCTGTGAGTGAACACAATGTTGCCTGCGCTGTTGACTGTGGCGCTGACATAGGGCACGTCGGCTGCACTGACCGCTGCCACAAAATCAGCCACAGTGCCTGACCCACCGATGGTGGCTGTTCCTGTGTTCAGCACAGTGGTTCCAGCTTCGGACGCTGCGATCGAAAAACTGTTGCCCACGGTAAATGAGGTAGGAACTGTGCTTCCAGTTACTTCGGTGGCTCCAAATCTCGCACGCTCTAGGATCTGGAACACAAACACATCTGACGAGGCGAGGCCTATCACTGAGCTGAACTCAGCATAGGTCGTGCCAACCGGTATGTTTCGGCCGCCGCCGGCAGGATCCAGAGCTAGGTTGGCTGCCTGGTCAGTGTCGAAGGTCTGGGTGTCTTGTGCTACCCATTCGCCCAGGGTCGTGGACCACACTTTGAGCTTCAACGAAACACCGTTGTTGACCGCACTGACGTTGTTCCAGACCGATCCAGTGGGTCTGGCATTGAAACCATCGGTGGTGCGCCAGCGCGGGACTTGATAACTGTAGCTCTGTAAAAAGGCCGTGACCTGATACTCGCCCGACACGATGCCCAGAGCTGCCAGCAGAGCCGCACCGCTGTTGGGACCTGGATCCACAGCAATGATACCGCTGGAGGCTGTGCTACCGTCGTTGTTGGCTGTTGAATCACCGTAGATATACAAACGACCATTTACAGCCGCAGCAGTGACGCCGGTTATGGCAGCGTTGTTGATGGCCTGGGCAAAACCAGCCACGGTCAGGGCCGTGGCTCCTGAGCCCACAGTGACCACAGTGTCATTGATATAGAGATCGCTACCATTGGTCAGAGACGAAGGACTGGCCGCTCCCACTATGGTAGGCCATGATCTCTTCCAAGCGTCCGATCCCAGCTCGACCCAGACGTTGCTGTTGTTTTTGTACCAGGCACTGTTGAACAGATCGATTGTGACCACGGCATAGTCGCCGATGCTGCCCACGGTCGACAACGGAGTATAGTCGCCACCTGTTGCGTCCGTGACCTGCGCACTGTCTGTGATCTGTATGGGAGTTTTGGCAGTAAACGTACCAGTGGTCACATTCCATTCTTGTATGCCCCAGGTCGTGGTGCTGGTATCCAGCCAATAGGTACCATTGGCAGCTTCGCCGCGCGGACGGCTCAGGCTGGCTGTGAGTTCAGTTAGATCAACATCCACTCGCTGTACATAGGCACGGTTGGTAACACCCAAGGCAGAGTAGGCTGCCAGGAGACCATACTCGTTGAGTTCGTATCCGTTGATTGGAGTGCCCGAAGTGGTGCTGTAGAAAAACGGCACGCCAAACGTAGCGACCAGGTCGCGCTGACTCGTGATCAGATAGGTGCGGTTGGCATTGGCCGCCACAGTGCCGGCGGCCACGGTGACGCCGTCACCGGAAACTTTGTTTTGTGCGGTAGCGATCAAGAAGTAAGGAACGGTGTTGACCGCCGAGGGTATGAACTGACTTTCGTCGATTACCGTTACTTCAACGCCTGGAGAGATTAGAGCCATGGTTGGTTCCTTTTAATGATAACGATATTTACCGAACATCAGAAAAAAAACCACTTTACCTCAACCTTTGCCAAAGGCTCAGTTAAATACTGCCATGCAGCGTCCAACATGTCAGGCTTGTCATCAACGACCCTGCGCGGTCAACTATTATCGCGACACCGTGGCCCACTATCGCAGCCGCTGCGACAACTGCCTCCGTAAAAAACGTGGCCTGCGCTCAAGGCAACCGCGCTGGAAAACCGCAGGTTACGAAAAGAAACTACGCTGTGATCGCTGCGGATTCCGTGCTCGGTACAGCGCACAGATCATGGTATATCATATGGATGGCCGGCTAGACAACGCCGATGTCAAAAATCTACGCTGTGTTTGCCGAAACTGCGAAGTAGAGATTGCTAGGGGCGATCTACCGTGGCGGCCAGGAGATCTCGAACCAGATCACTGAGTTGATCATACAACTCATCCATGGTACCGTTGTTGTCCAGCACCGAATCAAACTCAGTGCCAATCCAACCAAACTCCGAAGCATGCACCGCAGGGTACCGATGTTCCATGAGCTGTTCGTTGTCATCCAGTATCCACATCTCATAATGAGGTGTGGTGTTTTGTGTCAGCGCACACTGGTACCACTCGGGCAGCGGGCCCCGCTGTACCCAGATCACAACACCGCCTGCACTCTTGATGGCCTGGATTTCGTTGGGGAATCTACAGTCAGAAATCACCACATCGTCCTGACAGGATCTCAACTTGTTTTCCAAGCTGGCGATCCAGATGTCGTCATGAAACCCGCGACGGCAGACCTCGGTTCCCCACTGTTGCAAAATCCAGCGAGGGGTCACTGGTCGGCCCAGGCGATCACTCCACCAGGCGTCAGGCTGCTCGCGCCATTCACGACTGTGTTTGGTACGTCCTTCCAGCAGAACTCGATCCCATCCAAACACCGCGGACACAGCGTCTTTCAGTGACCCGGCAAACGAGTCTCGGCGAAATCCATGTAGGTTGACCAGATAGTCGGCCACGGTATCTTTGCCTGCACCGATGAACCCGCATACTCCTATGATCATGTGTTTAAAGTCCTTATGTTCAATCGCCGGAAACAACGCTGCAACAGTTCTGCTTGATTTATGCAGTCCTGGAGGGCATGGTGATTGTTGCTCAGTCGCTGTTCAGCAGGGCACAGTTTGTACACAGTGCGGGCGTCCATGACTTGGTAATACTTCCAAGGCAAGGGCATGCCCAGACCCTTGTAGGCATGTTCCAGTATGGTCATGTCGTAGGTCACACCATTGGCCCAGATCCGAGATGCTTTCCACAACAGTGCGGCCAGTTGTTCCATGGCCTGGCGCAAGGGCACACGGTCTTGCTCGCCAAATGCTTCGGCCTTGGCAGCTTCGCACTGGTTGGCCCACCAGGCCACTGTGGCCGGGTCAATGCCGCGGTCTGGCTGGCTGTCAGTGTCTACTCTGTGGTAGACAGCGTGTTGTGGGTATAGTTCTGCGCCGCAGGGATCAAAGCCAATGGCCGCAACTGTCAAGATCACAGCATCGGGCGCTACTCCCAGGCATTCTATATCGAGCATGATGTCCATTTGGACATTATACTGCGTCTGAGACCCAAGGTCTATCGATAACGGTTGAGGCCCTGCGCCAAACGGCTATAGGGGTTTACTCGTTTGGTGCGCTTGGTTCGGCGAGCCTGGCGCAGTTGTGTACGGGCTCGTGTTTTTTTCATGCGCTGTGCCTGGGCCACATCGGGCGCGGCCGAACAATCTTTTACATTGGGCACTGTGCGTCCGGCTCTGGCACCGGTTTCACAGCGCCAGCGCAGCTTCACTCCACGACCCATGCGCTTCCAGACCATGCGATGCTCGGCAACGAACTCCCAGGCTCGCATCAGCCAATGACCCAGGTCAAGGGTTGGCTGGCATCCACATAGAGCTTGAGTTCTTCGATCTTGGTGTCCATGATGGCCTGTGCTTCGGCCTTCATGGCCGCACCGTTGAGTGCAGTACCACCCTGTGGACCAGCTATGGCAGCAAACTTTTCTCTGGCTTCGCCTATGATCATTTTGCATGCGCCGGTCATGAAATCTCTGATCCATTGAGATATCTGCATGTCTGACAGCAGTTGTATTTCGGGCTTGAGTTGATAGGTCCACAACAATACCGCTTCGCCGGTGCCTCGCGGATCGCGCACGATCTGCAGTTTTTTGGTCACAGGGTTAAAGGTGTAGTTGATGTAACCACCAAACATCCTGGCGGCCAGTTCCACATATTGGCTGTAGAAATCGTAGGTAGCCAGCCCACCGGCCACATTGAAGTTCATGAGATACACATTGAGACTGGCCTGTGCGAACGGATCAAAGTTTGAAGCAAAGGGACCAGTGGCATCACCAAAGGTTCTGCGGAAGATCTGTCGCACGCTCTGCACTTCCTGCGGCAAGGTATAGATATTTTCGTCCTTGACCAAGTACATGAAGATATAGGCTTCTTCATAGGCGTTGTTGGCCCGTTGCCGATAGGTACCAATGGTACGTTGATAGGCTGCCTCGTAGTGCGCAGGGTCCAGTTCGATGTCAATGATTTGGTCGCCCAGCTGCAGTCTCACATAGTCAATGAGATTTTGTTTGAGTTCGCTCAGCGAATCCTGCTGTTGTTCCATGCCCGATCTCCTATGAGATATTTATTAGGCCGAGCCTTTGCGTACCGGGGCGATTTTTACTGCTTGCTTGACCACTGGACAGAACTTGCATTGAGCTATGGGCTGTTCCAGGCTCTCTAGGAACTCTGCATGATATTCGTCGAAGTTGTCCGGAGTCAGAGGCTGATAACTGTGTAGCAACTGTCGATCTGATTCAGAAATATCAAACGGATACTGCAAGTCAAACTCTGGCATCAAGGCCGCTGGACCGCACTTGTAGAGTCGTCCGGCAATGAAGTGATAACTCTTGTATTTGACGAACGAGCAACCTTGGTGTGCTTGCACCGGGTCACTGTCAAACAGCGTGAACTGACCATCAGCTCTGCGCTGTACTGTGGCCGTCCAGAAAGTGTTTTGATAGTACACATTGACTACCACGCCATTGCGATCTACATATTGATGATCGCAACCCCAAAGGTGGGGCCGGTCGGTCATTTGCTCGATGGGGCCTTGCAGGAATGTTTGTATGTCTCGTTCGAGCTCTGGCAGATCCGCGAGATTATGCAGGCTCACTGCGATGGAGTTTCTGACTCCAGAACGCGGTTTGGCATGGGCGATGGCCTCATAGAGGCCGCGTGGCGCATGGGCAAAACGTGTGCCATTGGTCAGGATCTGTACTTCGATTCCAAACACATCATTGATGCCCAGTACCCAGTCCACGATGGTAGGGTTCAGCATGGGTTCGCCGCCCATGACAGTACAGGCCTTTAGGTCTATCAGATTGGCCCAGCGACGATATTCCGCTTCGTAGTCACTCCAGCGTTGCCATCCACGGAAGTCGTAGTTGTTGAATCGATTGCACTGTTCGCAGGTGAGATTGCAAACATTGGTAATGTAAAACTCTATTTTGCTGAAGAATGGTCGGGTCATTGAGCCTGTATTTACCAGGCCCTAAGGATCACGATATGTTCGCTGCCGCGACCCGTGAACTGGGTCTCAGTGGTAGAAAGATCGTTGAAAATCTTACGCGCAGCGGGTTTTCCTGCTGCCACGACGGCCTGGACTGTTTCTGCCGGGCGGCGCAGGGTCTTTTGCAGGGTATCTGCAGGGCTGATGCCGATCAACATGTTGTTCTTGATGGTAAACCGCCCTACATGGCCGTCGGCCACCACGTGGATCAACTTGCGCTTCTTGGCGTCGTATAACCAGGCTTCGGCGCAGTCTACAAGACTGGTGGCCGGCAGTCCCTTGACGCCAAACTCTTCCAGTTCCATGGTACAGCGAAACTTACGAGCACGTTGCTCTGGAGACACTTTCTTGGTGCGACGCGGTCGGACCTCCACTTTCTTGATCTGTACATAGGCGCTGCAATCGTTGATCACGGCTTCACAAAATTTCTCAATGGCTCGCAGTTGCACCTTGTTGTAGTTGCTCCAGCCTTCGACCAGTTGATCATCTTGGCCGCCCAGCACCTGGACGATTTCGCGCAGTCGACTTTGCCAGGTCACAGCAATTTCTGACACCAGATTGGGTGCCACATTACGGCCACGCAGGAGATTGATGGGTCGATGTTCGGCCGTGAGACGGGCGCCACCCAAGAGAAAATCGTCAAACATGCCTTCGATTTCGCCAGCACATTCGGTCATTTTTTCGCGCAGACGTTCTTGGATGTTGGGGCGAGTTACCACTGATACAGATTCCGATGCGGTTGATACTGGTTCAACAGCAGCAGCCAGCATGGTGTCAATGCGAATCTTCAACTGTGCCTGTTCCTGCTCGGTCAACACAAGCCCCATCATGCTCATGCGGCACAACCAGGCCGCGGTCAAGTTTACGTCGTTGTCTGCGACCTTGCGGAAAATCTTGACATCACCGCGCCGGCCCTGGGCTTCGAGATAGGCAACCACGATGTCTCGCGCTTCCTTGCGACCATAGTGATAGTTGTACCAGGCAAAGGCTTCAGTGAGTCTACTGATGCGCGATTCAGGCAGCGGCTGCTGGGTCCACTGTGGTTCGCTGCCGGTATACTTGACATCGGCGGTACCGGGATTCATGGTCTTGAGTTTGGCAACAGTAGACATCGTGTTCCTTTCTTTCAAACAGTACGGTAATTATACGTGCGGTGATGTTTCTGGTCAAGTGGCACTGCGGTAAATATACTCATGCCAAGACTCAGCCTCTATCGCCCCAATCGCACCCGCGACTATCAGTTCCTTGATCGCACCATTTCGGAAATGTACACCGTGGGCGGAGTGGACATCTACACACACAAATATCTAGGGCCCGACACCGGAGGCACAGATTCAGCACTGTCAGGCAATGGCGATGCCACGCAACCGGTGTATGACACGCTGAGTCCCTTGAACATACAGGACTTGCTGTTGTTGGAAAACCGCGACCGGCGATATGATCCCGACGTCTATGTCATGCGCGGAGTGTTCCAGACCCAAGATGTGGACTTTGATCTCACGCAGTTTGGCTTGTTTCTCAACAATGACACCGTGTTCGTGACTTTTCACTTCAACGACATGATCGACACCTTTGGTCGCAAACTCATGACCGGCGATGTGCTGGAAATGCCCAACCTGCGAGACTTCTATCCGCTGAACGATCAGATCGCTCAACCACTGCCCAAGTACTATGTGGTACAGGATGCGGCCTATGCGTCCGAAGGATTCAGCCAGACCTGGCTGCCGCACCTATGGCGGGTCAAGGCCACTCCCTTGACCAATGCGCAGGAATACGATGACATACTGAAAAAACCCGTGGTTTCACAGCAGATATGGGATCCCGACAACTTTTACCCCGGCGGCAGCGTGGTCAACTACGGTGATGTTTACTATCAGGCCCAGCAAAACGTGCCAGCAGGAACTGACATCACCAATACTGCCTACTGGCAGATCTACACGCCACCCACACAGAGCGACGAGTTCAGCACGCGACCCCGAGATCAGGAAATCAACGACGCCATACTCGCACAGGCCGATGTTGAAGTGCCACTCAGTGGTTACGATGTAACCAAATACTATGTGCTGCCAACCACAGCAGATGGGCAGCCCGCCGAGCCTACCGGGCTCGAGACCAGCAGCAGTGTCACTGTGGACGACTCACTGAACGGCATGGGAGTAACTCCCAGAGCCGATGGCTACACTGTGGGATATCTCACCGGTGATGGCATTCCACCCAAC